GCTGTTCTTCTCTAGGAATCAGATGCTTCAGCAGTGGCATCTCGCTGATTAATCTTAATGTAAAAGTAGAAAAGTCATCACTGCGGGTCTTACTGGCACTCACCACCAGTATGTTCAGGGAGGGATTCAGAAGTAGCTGGTGACATACGTACGCTGACGTAATCCAGCTTTTGCCTACACCACGGAAAGCCTGTATGCAGCACCGCCGTGGCCCCTTATCCACGTACTCTGCAATGTCGTATTGGGTTGCTGTAGGATCAGGGAGGCCTAGATGCTTCCACGTGAGGTACAGGAAGTTCCTAAAGTCTTGGAGTTCCTCCGGTACTGTGTAAGCCATTGCGGGGCCGAGAATGCCTCTCTAAGGCCTTTTCAGTGCTTTGGGGTCTAGTTACCCTCGGCAGCTTGAGAAACCTCGCCAGCCGAAGGAAATGGGAGTGCATTCACAAGGCCATTGAGGGGCGAGTCCTCGGCAGGCGTTGCAGTGACCCCATTATCCTTCAGAAACTGGCGAGATACATTTAAATCGGAGGACGTGGCTTCTCCGCTGACAATCCTGCTTGTTAAGTCGTCACAGACTAAATCAAACAAAGAACTTAGTTTTTCTTCCTTAGTTTTTGCCATTCGTTTACCGCCTTTCCTCCTGTCCACATAATTGTGACAACCAGCAGAACAATCTTTAAAATTACTTCAACATCAGTGAGGGTCACTACACCCAGCACTGTGCCATTGATGCCAAAGATTTTAAAGTATTCTTCCAACACTAACCCTTTTTATCGTCAAGGGGTAGTTCAAGCTGCACTGCACTGTCTTCCTTTTGTGGTAGGAAACTTTGCAATGTGTCAACAACCTGCTGACCTGCTTTGTTTAAACCCGCTCGTTGTGCCTCTGCAGCCTCTGGGACTAATCCTACAGGGCTGTTTGCTATTGATGCCTGAAACAACATGTTTACGTTGTTCAGTGCTTCTACGACTCGTTTCTCTTCCATATTTACAGTATGTTCTGACATGTTATTGTTTTTTTGGCCGCATGTCCATCAACTTCGGGAATTGATTTGGAATGTATTCCCAAGTTGTACGTTGGATAGGGCTGTTGGTAACAACCACTACAGGCGCGGGAGGTTCATAAAACTCCATCTCTAGTCCTGTCAAGGACAAATCAACTTCTTTTATGCCGCTCGGTGTTCTGCAAGCGTTGAGAGACAGTATTGTCAATATCCCGATAAATGCGATTTTGTTCATGTAATTTAACCATTTCCTGTTTGAGATCACACAGAGTAGACCTGATTTGATTCAAGGCGTCTATCTGTTTTATAGTAATCTCTTTGTGTTCATCAAGGCCTCCTGCAAGCGTGCGGAATAGGAAATTAGTCAAACGAATGACATAGTAGCTGACTCCAAATAAAGCCACTACTGCTATCCCCTGTTCTAGCAGCTTGTCCTCCACTAATCCCTCCATCAACAATCCTCTGCATCAGCAAAATGGTCAAGAGTTTTCAAATGTGCATACGCTAAATCAACAATAGTGTCCACATTTGTACCGTTTTCAGGCGCTGGAATAGAGTAAGAACCTACAGCTTCATCGTATCGCCAATCATCTGTGAGTAATTCCCTTGGATCGTCCCATGTAAAGGCTTCAACGCTAAAGGTGACGCTTTTAACTGCGAATGTGCCTAATGGTTTATCGTAATTCCAACGTATATCACACACTCTGTAGTAAGCGTCTATCTTACCGTCAGGTGCTTCAGGCAGGGGTTTCTTGTATTTTGCTTTTAATGCCATGTTAACTCCATGAAATGTTAGTTGAAAATGTTATCTCTACATACGACTCTTCAGTCGCCCCAACCCAATTTCTTGGGTTTGCAAAAGATACTTGAGTGTAACTGCCGTTGTTGGTTCCTGAGTTGTTTGTGTCTGCATTTCCTGAACTGACTAACTTCACACCAATGTAATGGTTAGGCATAGTCCTCGAAGGTGCGTCATCCATTTTAACAGCAATCCCGCTTATGGTTCCTGAACTCGCCCCACATGCAGTTTGAATCTCAGAGGCAGTAAGAGTCCAACTGGTCATACTTCTGTAATAGTAGACGTTAAAAGGGCCAGCACCCGTAGTTTGAGTATACGCTGTGCCTGCGGCAATTTCATACCACGTGTTATCTATTTTTAATTTTGTATTTGGCCTTGTTGAACTGCTGTTTGTGGTCGTGGATGACAAAGTATACGCGCCACTAGAATCAAGCCGATGATAATACAGTTTGCCTGTTGACGCATAGAAATGAGAACCAGCGTTAGAATAGCCACCCATAGAGGAGTGAGCAAACTGAATGGCGAGATTGTTAGTAGCAGTGCCACCACCACCGCCTCCCCCGCCGCCACCTCCGGTTCCGGTGGCTGTATCCCAGTTGGCTTTGGTTTCCCTGTAAATTTGACCTGATGTACGGCCTCCTGTGGTTGAATTCGCTTCAACTAAAATTCTATCTGTTCCTACAGGTGTACTCATTTAAATCTAAAGTAAATAGTGTCATTATCGTAGCGTCCTACTCCATTTGTTGAGCTACTTCCCCCGACGCCAAGGTATGCCATCCTCAAAATATCGCCATTATAAACGGTTATTTCAGGAGACCTAAGCCATATCGTAGTGACGTCTATTAAATATCCGCTTCCTGACGTTTCTGTAAAAAGGAAAGGAGTGCTTGAAGTTTGGGAAACAGTTCCAGAAGCAGGGAGAATTGATCCCCCTCCTCCTGAATAACCTGAAGGAGAATAAATCCCGTCTGCTGCCCCTGTGTACGTAGAGCCTGTACTCAAGCCTCTTGACCATCTAGCGTTAGTAGCTGAACCTATACTCACATAACTATGAGTACTAGGGTCTACAGAATAAGAATGTGTGAAACCTGTGCTAGTACTCCAGTTGTAAAAGCCGCTTGTTGCGTATTGAGAAGTTAATGAGTCCCTAGCATTCCAATCATATCCATTTGAGTAAGTACTGTCAGTCCTGAAGGATGTACCGTTGCTTTGAAGTATCTGAACAATAGCTAGAGACCAATCATGGTAATACGTGGTAGTTCCTCGCATCCTCATTCCTATGTACAGCCTGCCAGTAACAGAAGTTCCCCCTGTAACCGACATGGATTGTGAAAAGATTTTATAGGGGAGTGTTGAATCTGCCTGATTGTACTGGGAGGTCAGATTATCAATCGCTCCGCTAATTGATGTGTTAGACGATCCCCAGCCGTGCGTAGCGCCACCGCCACCTCCTCCTCCACCTCCTCCAGAAATATCCTGTTTCCAATCGCCATAGGTGCATCTGTACACTTTACCGTTTGTTCTACTATTGTCAGTAGACGCCGCTTCAACCAACAGTATATCGCTGTCTTCTATGTTAGCGCGGTTGCCAAAAGTTTCTCTGTAAACCGTGCCGCCTCTTTCAATTAAAAGTATGTCTGAACTTACTAATCCCATTACGGTAAAGGGTCTAATGTACTCATTCCTTCAATGTGGTTCCACGCAATGCGTTCCCAAGAAAAGTTACCTCCATTTTTATAGCGAAGGTAATACTCTGAACTCCCGCCTGTTGTTGTCACACAAGCTACTGAGGAGTTGGTGTTGGTCATGATTTTGTAAGCGACGTCCCTGCTTAACCCTTGGTTAGTCACGCCACTTGAGCCTCCTCCAAATAAAGCCGAAGCACCTGTGGCAGCTATAGTCCCTGCGTAGTCACCAATTGCGGTGTCTACTTGTGCAGATGTCCTGTAGCCTGCGCCGTTGGTTAACTGGTTATTATTTGTGGGGATTGTTGTGCTATTAAAAGCATTGGAACCGAAGATTTCTGAGGACTGTTTCCTTTTCTGAACGCCTCCATCTAGTACAATGAATTCATCAGAACTTGTCCAACTCTGAGTCATGTCTGCCAGTTCTGACAGATCAAGACTTACGGTAACTGAACTGCTAGAACCGCCCCCATCTAAACCTGTTCCTACTGAAACACTCGTTACGCCGCTGCTAGACACAAACCCACTAATCAGGGTGTCTACTTCGCCTTCAGTATAATAACGACTGTCGTGATTGTGACCTCCTGCTGTAGTAAAACCAGCCCCGTTGGTAAGCTGATTAGTATTTGTAGGGATCGTAGTACTGTTGAAAGCATTAGAACCAAAGATTTCCGAAGATAACTTTCTCTTCTGAGTACCGCTATCTAGCACAATGAATTCGTCTGAGCCATTCGCCCAACTCTGAGTCATGTCAGGCAGTTCCGACAAATCAAGATTTATGGTAACGTCGCCACTTGAACCTCCTCCATCTAAGCCTGTCCCGACACTTACGTTTGTAATGTCACCAACATTAGTAGTGTACCCAGCCCCATTGGTAAGCTGATTGTTGTTAGTCGGAATCGTAGTACTATTGAACGCATTAGACCCGAAGATTTCAGCAGAACGCTTTCTGGCTTGGCTCCCGTTATCAAGAACAATGAACTCATCAACAGAGTTGTCCCATGATGAAGTCATGTCAGTTAACTCTCCTAACGCTAACGAAAGGGTTCCTGTTCCTGTGATTGTTCCTCCGGTTATTCCCGTACCAGAAGCAACTGAAGTGACTCCGCTTGAGGTAACAAATCCATACGTATTGTTCCACCCTGTGTTACCGTCTGTAATGAACCCAGCACCGTTTGTTAGTTGGTTCGTGTTTGTCGGAATAGTAGTGCTGTTAAAAGCGTTAGAACCGAAGATTTCTGAAGATAGCTTCCGCTTCTGAGTGCCTCCATCTAAGACAATAAACTCGTCTGAACCGTTAGCCCAAGACTGCGTCATGTCAGGTAATTCTGACAGATCAAGACTTATAGTAACGTCGCCGCTTGATCCTCCTCCGTCTAAACCAGTTCCAACACTTACGTTTGTGATGTCACCGACATTGGTGGTATAACCAGAGTCATTAGTCCATTGGGATATATTACCTCCTTTATTCGTAAAGGTCTGTGAATTACTTGCGGTTGAATATCCTGCGCTTGCGTGATTTCCCCAACCATAAGCTGTGTTTGCATTTGCTGAACCACCGCCTGACCAAGTAAGCGCACCATTAAAGCCTACTGTGTTGCTATTGTAAGGATAATGAAATACTTCAGTTCTTGTACCATTATTTAACCTATAAAAGGTTATGTTATCCGAAGTCTCGCCACTTGCAAACGTAGGATTGTTGTCACCGTTGTACGACATTCCTCCTCCGTAGCTTCCATCTTGAGTCAACTCAAGTGCGCCCGTCCCTTGGGTTCCATCTGTGCTATCTCCAATTTGAAGCATAGCGCGACCTGCGTCCTTACATTGAATTGCTAATGTAGTATCGTTGCCTCCAGAGTTTAGAGTACCTCCAGTAAGTGAAAGGTATGTGGAGTTGTGGTTGTGACTAGTAGATGACTTACCTGCAAGCAATGTGTCTACTTCGCTTTCAGTATAATAGCGGCTGTCATGGTTATGGCCTCCTGCTGTAGTAAAGCCAGCGCCATTTGTCAGTTGATTCGTGTTTGTTGGGATCGTAGTACTGTTAAAAGCATTAGAACCGAATATCTCTGAAGACAGCTTTCTCTTTTGTGTTCCGTTGTCTAGGACGATGAATTCATCAGTACTGTTAGACCAACTGTCAGTCATGTCAGTTAGTTCAGACAGATCAAGACTAAGAGAAACTGTACTGCTGGAACTACCACCGTCTAATCCAGCCCCTGTGTTAATTTGCGTTACACCGCTGGAAGTAACGAACCCGTATGAGTTGTTCCATCCGGTGTTACCATCAGTTATGAATCCAGCATCATTATTAAACTGACTTAACTTTATTTCGTTAATAGCTTTCCTGCGTTCAGCACCTGAATCTAATAGAATTAACTCATCGTTAGCCCCGACTACGTCTGCCGTCATGTCAGTTAATTCAGACAGATCAAGGCTGACGTTCACCGTCCCTGACGTACCTGAACCGTCTAACCCTGCGCTTGTGCTGATTCCGGTTACACCGCTGTTAGTGACAAAACCAGCCCCGTTAGTAAGCTGGTTGGTGTTCGTAGGAATCGACGTACTCGTAAAAGCGTTTGATCCAAACGTGTACTGAACATTAGAAGTCCCTGAAACAGCAAACGTCAGCGTGTTGCTGCTTTTAGTGATTCCCGTCAGATAATAGTTATCGTTGTTATCTGTTAGGTCGGTACTGTAAATAGAATGGTCAAATACAAGTACCTGACCAGCAGTAGTACCGTTGGTTCCTACCCATATCTTTTTGTTCGCGCTGTTGATTGCAACCTCGCCAGCCGCAAGATTAGTAGGCGTTTTTCCACTAGTAGCATGGTGGTTTAGTTTTAATGTATTTCCCATTGTTCATTCACGTGTGGATTAGTTAGTCCAAGTGGCAGTACCGCCGTCAATAGTGTCACCATCTTCAATAAAAGTAGTAGTGCGTTTAGTAACACTTGTGACGTGACCTGTGTTATTGACAGTCACGTTAGCCATTACCTGCTTACCTGTTGTAGTGACGTTGTAAGAATCGTAACTAGCGTGATTGTTCTGTACAAATGAAGCAGTCACTCCGAGGTTAGTTCGCGCACCCTCTGCAGTAGAAGAACCAGTACCACCGTTAACCACGGCAAGATCAGTGCCTGACCAGTTGCTGTTGCTGATGGTACTTGCGTCAGCGAGACTGCCTAAACTCAAGTCAGACTTCAGTTCAGATGCAGTCCTTCCTTCTAAACCTGAAGAAGTGAACCTAGCGTACTCGTTGTCATTTGGGGAACCGTCAACCTCAAGCGCGTTCCCATCTGCGATTCCAAAGTTTAATGCAGCTTGTTTGGCATTCCAAGTAGCTGCTGAAGCAATGTTTCCGTCAGGCAAACTTCCGGTTACATCAGTAGTCAAGTTGACTTGACCAAGAGTTAAGGTCTGGTTACCCGTGCCTCCTGCAGTAATGTAATCGTAAGAGCCAGCAAGAGTTACATTGGTGGAGTTGTCAGTACCTGCTTGGTCTACGCCTAAACTAGCACGTGCTGTGGCTCCATCTTCTGCAACCCAGCCTGATGCACTGCCTACGATGAACTTACCGTCAGCATCAGACAGTCCTGCAATAGCAGTCAATCCAGCGTCGTAAGCCTGTACATCTGTACCAATTTCAAGATCAAGGCTGGCACGGGCTGTTGCTGCATTCAGTACCCCACCGACAGCACCATCCCACTTATAGCGGTCGCTGTACGCAGTGTTCCATTGGCTGGAGTTACCGCCACTTGCGATAATCTGATTATTGGACTTAATGTTCTCTGGTGAGTACCAAGATGAAGTGCTGTCCTGCCAACCAAGAGTGATGTCTGAATCAGAACCAGAACAGGGAATCTTAATTCCAGAGCCGTCAGCGTTAGCACGTGAGTCGTTACCTGCTTTAATTTCAATTACATCGTCGTCAACTGTAAGTGTCGTAGAATTAATAATTGTTTGTGTGCCATCAACAGTCAGGTTACCTGCAATCTTAACAGTCGTGCCTGCTGCACCTATTGTCAGCGTATTGGAACCAACACCATCAAGAATAGTTTTGTTACCTGAAGTAAGATCAAGATCAGTCAACGCAGTCAGGGCGGTTATTGTGCCTCCTAGTGCAGTTGCTGTTCCTCCTATAGTAATTGAACTGTTGGCTAACTTGTTGTTGGCGATGCTGCCTGCAAGTTTGTCGTTGCTGATACTGCCTGCTAACTGTGCGTTGGATATCGTTCCTGTCAGCGCAGAGGTAGCGATGCCAGTAATAGAAACTTGACCTCCAGCAGTGACTGAAAAGTTGCTGTTAGAAAATGAAGCTAAACCTTTAGCAGATGTACTTGCTGTTGGGTTAATTTCATAAGCATCAACATTGCTGCCTGATGTCTTTTTTCCGATCCACAGCCTGCCACCGTGGTTGTTCCAGCCCAACTCACCTTCAGCTAACTGATTGGTAGTGGGGTTCTTGCTTACGTTGTACGTATCGTGACGTTTTACTTGTAATGTATTTGCCATTTTTTAGAGGGGTTTTTGTTTTTATTAATCGCCTTGAAAGGTTAAAGACCCTCCATCAAACACTGATGTTGAGTCAGCGAAATTCTTATTAGTGACGGTTTGTGCGCTGGTAGTGTCCACAAAATCGCCTGTTATGCCTGCCGTTGTTTTCATGTTAGTCAGCGACAGTGTTGTTGTTTTTTCGTCAATGTCATCTTCTAACTCCTGCGCCCTAAATAGAGTGTATTTATTACTATTGTCAAGGTCTACTTCGGTCAAGGGAGCGCCTGCTTGAAAGTTCACATAGTGTGTCAATTTTGGAGTTACCCGCTTCACTTGAAACCTGTAAACAACTGATGCGTTCAGACCGCTGAAGGTTAACGTAGAACCTACTAAAGTATAACCGTCAGAAGGGTTGAACAAACTCACAGTTCCTGCTGTCAAAGCAGCTTCAAAATCAGCCACACTTTGATTGGGCTGGCTAATTCGTATTTGAATGTGATCAGGGGATAGCCAGTTAAAACTGCCATTATCTGGGTTGGACACGCTAATTACCAAACCCCCTTCGCTTGTTGTTGTGCCGCTTCCTATGTATCTTGAGTAGCCCATCTTACATCCTAATTATGTTAAGTAATTGATCTTTAACTGTTTTATCAAAGCCTTTAACAGCATTCAAAAGATCAGGGTATTCTTTGAGAGTCCTCATCTTTGCCGCTGTTCTGAATTTTGCCATGACCTTTTTAATAGCCTGAACTCTAGGGTCTCTGTACGTCCCTTCAAACTTCAGAGTGCCTCGTTCAGCTAACTGGTTTGCACTCCGATATGCACGTGATTTAAACAACTTATCAAGTGTTTTGCGAATGTTTCTTCCTCCTAAGGTCACTTCACCTATTATTTCTTGATACCTGTCAAAAGCTGACCTGCCTGTTTCAGGGTTGTGGAACTTACGCATATCCAGATATTTACTTCCTTTAATGCGAGGAGAAGGAGCGCCAAAGCCATAACCTATGTTAGCAATCTGTTCCAGCACAGGGTCATTCTTCATCTTGGAAACAAGAAACGGATTGAGACCTGCTGCCCACGCTGTGGGTTGATACATGCTTTCCATCGGTTCACCTAAGTAGTTACGCATAGGTTCAATGGCTGAGTTAGCAAACGGCAGGTTCTTCATGAAGGTGTCCAACATGCCGTAGGTCTTTTTCATGTACACATCATCTGTGAGAGGCGTCCACTGCGATACCAGTTTTGGAATATAGGATGCACCTTGTTTTTTAACTAGCGCTGTGAACTTAGTTTCAGGTTCCACCAGTGCTTGTAAGACGTTGTTAATACCTGCCAAATAACTCTTGTCAGCCATGTTGTTAGACAGAGAGTAAGCTGCAGCCATCATAGTCGCCTGAAGCCAGTTGTCATCAATGTCACCGTCTTCACCCAAGCTGGACACTTTCTCGTACAGGTCAGCCGCTAGGCCTAGTGGCAGTGCGAATGGATCAAGGCGTGCGTAGCTGACATACTTGTCTCCTACTTTCACAGAGTAAGGACGCCAGCCTGTTGCCATCAAATTTCTACGCGCTCTAGGGTTGCTTGGGCCACCTCCTGTGATTGTTCCTGTGGTAGCTGCTGCCATGAAACCTCCCCAGTAAAACCAGCCTGCATACAATCGTCCTTTTGCGGCTCCTGCACGCATTGAATCCCCACTTAAAATATCAGCTTGATACCTTAAATGCATTTTCTTGAGCCAGCTAACTTCTGATCCTAGCAGTGTTCCCCGTGGTGTTGCGATCAGGGACATTCTTTGCAGAGGCCATTTAAGAATGTTTATAGGAGTTCTCATGAATGGCATGAGTAACCGCAAAGCAGGATGACGATGTACCATGTCCTGCATGTCTGCTAAGAATGAACGCTTTCCTTTATCTATGTGAGTAGGTTTAAAAGGAGACAGACCTTCTATGTATTCGTGGTCTTGAACAGCTTTAAAATCAGCATCAAGCGACCGAGTGAAAGTCACGTCAGAAGCGTAGTCCATTGCCATTTCAGAAGTTTGATCTAGCTGGTCACGTTGGTGACGACGCACGTATTGTGCAACGAACTCTGATCTAGGTGTTGAGAAAGTAGCTTTAGCTTCAAGTGCTGCCTCTACGTTTTTGTCGTACTCTGCGTGTGCCTCTTCTCTCAAGTTCTTGATGTTGTAGCGCTTGCCTGAAGCACGTATGACTCCGTTGAACCTAGTGCCTATGTAATCAGCCAGATACTCTGCATCGGCTTTGACTCCTAGTTCAGCAGCTTGGTCTATTCCGTCAGCAGCTAAACGTCCCATCGCAGCCGCTCTGAAACTGATCTGTTTGAACAACTCATCAGCGCCAATCATCAACCGACTCGGCAACCTGATCATGCCACCTATGTAATCCAAAGCGCCTTTAGCCACTTCAGATGCGTTTTCACTTAGCAAATCTTTGGTTATGGCTTTTGGTGGAGCCACGTCAAACAAGTCAGCACCTTTGGTTAGTGTACCTTCCCCAGTTCTCAATGATTTCCTCGCTCCTGCCACAGCCCCTAAGGCTTGCTGGTAGCTGTCTGTCGCTTTCCCACTGCCTCCTGCAAATATGTCCTGACGATTTTTCATGTACGAATCCTCGTCAATAAGTTTGCTTAAACGCTGTAATTTGTTGAGGCCAAGTTTGCCTACAATACGAGTAACCTGCGCGTTTATCATCGCAGTTTCCACTAAAGTCTTAGTAAATCCACGCCTTGCTGAAGAATTACCTATTGAGCCGATCATGCCTTCAAGGGGCTTGTAGTACATGTGCAGGCCTGTAGATAACATGTTCACAACTTGGGTTCGCGTGCCACTCAAGATGGAGTTGATCCAGTATTCATTATGAACATCTATCCAATTAGTAGTCTTCGTCAGGTAATCTGAAGCTGCTGCGGCTCCTGCCAGTTCATCATCAGCCGCCTCAAAAATAGCGTTAGACCGTTGTGCGTGTTTCTTGATTGAACTGATGCCGCCACGTTCTGCGACTAACTTTTGTATTCCCAGCTTCTCAATGCCTTTATCACTGATGTCCCGCCACGCACGCAGCACACGTCCTGACGCTTGGCGTAGCTTCTGTAAGTTTTCAATCTTAGCTGCCTGCTTCTCCAGTTCCAGCAAGTACTGCTTAACATGTGGGTTGTCCAAGGTAAGCATGTCGTCTGGAGTCTCTGCTATTTTTTTAGATAAATTTTTGTACTGCCTCATGCTTAATGCATGTTCCATACGGTAAGCCATGATGCGTACGTTTAAGTCCTTCATGGCTTTTTCATCTAATTTGGCAGCAACCTTCAGAGGAGGTTTATCCATTGCGTTGAACAGTTGCGAGAAGCTGCCTCTGCCTCTCATCATGCGGTGCAAGAGAGAACGGTTTGTCAGCCCTGTCGCAGCGGCAAGGTCGTCCAAGTTGTCAAACAAGTGACTCTCCATTATGTCACCTAGATTGTCACTGGAACGATCCTTCATGTACCCTACTGCTTTTGCAAAGGTGTCTGCATCTGACACACTCTCCATGTTCTTACTAAGGTGTTCCTGAAAGAAAGAGATTAACCTATTCTGAAAATACTGCATTCCTTTGTCAGTGAATACAGTGTCACCTCTTAGGATTTGTTCAGCCTCTTTCAGTAAAAGCTGGGGAGACACTCTTACTGTGTTGCCTTTGGCATCTTTAAATTCCCCTCTTAGTTTATTTATGAAATCCTTAACCTTACCTTCGGCTTCAGGTTTAAACATCATCTCAATTTCCTCTTTAGTGAGTTTGAGATGTTTTAAGCGTTCTGGTGCTTTGAATTCGTATTTGTAGAAGTGACCAAGGCCATTCCGTTTGGCTTCGTTTATTGCGTGTTTTTCAAGGCGTAGTTTGTAGGCTTGGTCAGATTCGTTTTTTAGTTGAGGGAACACATGACGTGACCTCTCTTTCATTATTAAGTACTGACGATAATCATCGCCTCCTTCTTTTCCAAAGATATCTTGTGCGTTAAACCTATCGTCTCCTGTAGCTTTTTTAAGGTCTTTACCTGCCTCGTCAAACTGTTTGGCTATAGCATCTGCATCGTACTTTATGACGCCTTTTTCAAGTGCAGTTAAACCTTCTTTTAAGACTGCAGATTCTTCTTGGGTAAGTGTCTCTCGTTTTACAGGAGGCTTACGGTAGATTTCTACATCAAGGTCAACCTTCATTCCTGCAGGTCTTGCTTTAGCACCTTCCAGAAGACTGTCAGCTTCTTCAGGAACAATGTTTGTGTCCCGCTGCGTTGGTTCGCCTGTAGGCTTTCCTTTGTTTAGTTCTTCTTTAACTGCTTCAGTAGCTTCCTCTAGTTTTTCAGAAGCCTCTGACAACTCTTTGTTAGCTGCATTTTCCTGAGCCTCTTTAATCTTATCTATTCTAGCAGACTTTGTACCTTCTCTGAGTCCTTGTTTTTCAGTAGCGTCAGCACCTGCTTCTCCTACGACATCTTCACCTGCTGCAGCTTTACGTAAGGCAGCGTCTGACTGACCTGTGGCTGATCTCCAGCCTACCTTGACGCCTGCCATTAGAAAGTTAGCGAGAGCGCCTACGACCATTCCCTCAAGTGCAAATGAGCCACGGCCTTTTATGTTGTGCCATGATTGTGCCAGTTGTCCTCCTAGTTCAGGAACAGATTTGCTGGCCCAATCGTCACTTGCTGTTACTTCTTCCAGCGCTGCCATCCATTCAGGATTTTTTTCAAAGAAGTGATTTATCAGCAGTGTTTCATCTTGGCCTCTGAATGCCAGTGACTCTGCAATACTTCCTCGCAGAGCGCCTTGCTTGGCAATCTCTACACCTTTGCTGAACTTGCGTTGGCTACGTAGTCCTGCTTTTTTCAACTGCTGGTCACGAAGTTCTTCAGCTACTTCCTTACCTCCTTTGAATAACGCCTTACCTCCTTTTAATACAAACCCTCCACCTACTAATCCGGTAAGCAACTGTGCAGCATCTTCAGTTATTTGAAAAAGGCTGCTGTGAGGGTTGTCCTCAATGTAGTCAGAGAAAGTAGCCCAGCGATCTTTGGCTCCTAAAACATCAGGTATAAAATTAATCGTACTTTCCAACGCTTTAGCACCGCCTTTGCCTACGCCTTTGTAGAAGTTTTCAAAGTGACCTCTGTTACGCATCTCAAAGGCTTTGTAGTTTTGGCTTTGAGGGCTGTCAGGCATCTGCGCCAGCACGCTTTGGAGTTGCTGTCCGTAAGCGTTTAGCTGGGACTGAGATTTGTTGTCGTATAAATTTCGTACAGGCATGTTTAATTTCCTTCAGGTATGTTAATTCCAAACGGATCAGGCCGTCCACCAAAGGGTATTCTAAGTGGCGCTAAACCAAAAGGATTCTGCACACCAAAGCGGTGTTGGAATGCAGCAGGTTCTGAGTCCAATAGTTTATTTAAGGCTAGTGCCAGATCACTTGATTTTTCTGAACTGTCCAGCATGGCTTTGTAGCTTCTAAATTTCTTGTAAAACCTAGCTTCTTGGGTAGGTGTGATTTCTTCTAAGCGCTCTCTGTACCCTCCACGTTCTGTGACTACTTCAGAAAAACCTACATCCATGAGCGCAAGTTCCTGTGCCAGTACAAAAGCCACGTCATCATTGGGCTTGCCTGCGAACTTTCTGTTCATGCCTACGTACTTTTTCCTTTTGTCTACGTAACCTTTTGGTCTGAATATCGGCAAAGGTTCAGGTTGCCTAGCACCAATTGTGTACTGTTTTTTAGAAGGATCACCAAAGTATTTCTTGTGCAACTCCATGTAGTCCTTGCCAGAGATACCTTCCTTAACAGTGTACTTCCCTCCTAGTATGTCCTGATTGTAATCAAATATGGTTTTAACATATTCTTTAACTCTAGGTGCGTATTCCACGTTCTGCCACGTGTTCCTTGTGGAGTTGATATACTGCTTGTGTGCCTGATCCTGTATGGCTTGGAAAATTTCTTGAGGCAGTTTGTCAGGGTGATTGACGTGAATCATGCTGGCTTGTCCCATTGCAAGTCGTCCCATTTCTTGCATAGCCTGCTGCCGTACTACTGGACTTTTTGCTGTCAGGTCTAAAGAAGATATACGTTTAATAAACCTAGCGTGTTCTTTGACATCATCAGGCACAGTGTCAGGGCTGATTTCGGCATCTGCACCTCCGTTTTCTGCTTCCCACTGGTTCAATTTTTCCAGTGCGTTTCCTAGTTGGTCAATGCTTGAGTAAACAAGCGTGTTCTCTAGGTTGATGTTGTCTCGTTCTATTTGAAAGTTGATTGACTCTTCACCGCCTTTGACTGTGAAAGTGTGCGTCTGTCCCTCATCCTTCATGAGTTCTGTGTAGTTCAGACCTTCAAAAGATTTGATGTGTGCTTTGTACATCCGCTCTGCAGCATTCATGTTCTGCCTAGCGCTGTTCTGTTCACTTAGTGTTCCGTTTGTTTCTGCGTTTTTAAATGCACCTTTGGCAGCATACAAAGCCGACTCCAGCACGCCACGACGCTGCTTCAACAATCTCTGGTTGGCTCCTAAGTTGTCGTACCTTTGCTGTCCTCGCGGCCCTGTGAAAAACTGAATGGAATGTGACGGTGTCTGTATGCCGTCCATCGTTACGTCAGCGTCAATTAACTTATCTTCCTCTGGTTCGTAAATAGCAGAGTTCTGAAGTTCAACTCTGAAATCCGTCATACCTTCAAGCACCTGTTGTTCTTCAGGTGTCAGGAATTGATTTTCCTGCTGCTGTAGTCTCCCTGCTGCATCAGGATTCAGACGCATGTTTTCTTGGTAATCTTTGTAGAACTGATCTCGCTGTGCGTTCAGCCTTTCAGCTACACGTTGTTTGACCTTATCTTCAAGTCCCCCACTCCATTGAGTATCTCGCTCGTTGCGATCAAGGCCTACTAACACTCTTTTGGCTTCTTCACGCCAGATGACGGTTGCCTTACGAAGAAACTTTTCGTACGCCGCAGTAACAGCAGCCCATTCATCATCGTCTGTTGATGCCATCGTCATCCCTGCCATGTCATCACCACGTGGTTTGTCTGCAGCAATAGCAAGTAAACGAGCGAATTCTGTTTCAGCGTTTTTGTTTAGGCCTTCTTTGGCTAAGGTTACTATCTCGCTTCTTGAAATAGAATAATAAGGAGAGAAGTCTCTGGCTTGATTCAGCGCATCCTCTGTAGCCTTTAAATCTTTTTCCAAAGAAGGGTTTTGGATTTCGTTAGCTGCATCCTGTAACTCCAGAATCAAATCATTCAGTTGTTCTGTGTCTGTGTCTGGGTTATCTGCGGCAGCTTGGGCTGTGTGCATGAGCGCCTGTGCCTCTTGTTCTGCTGCAGACATTATGGCTGTGTTGGTGACCTTTTTGAAAACATCGTTCAACACAGTTTGATCATCAGTAAGATTGGGAAACTTCTTTTTAAAATTCGCTTGGACTTCAACAGAGTTAAGCGCCTTCAAAGCAGCAGCCTGCACTTGTTCTTTAGATAAATTGGGGTCGCCTATTGCAGCTTTTACATTAGCAAGGCTAGGGGCCAAATACTCTAAAATGGTGTCTTCAGTTTCACCTGTTAGACCGTCAATGATTGCTTTAGCGTAGTCCGCTTTGTTAGAGTATTCTGCTAAGTCACCTTGTAAAATGATACGACGGGCTGCTTCTACAGCGTCACTGAACATGTAGCTTTGATACTGTGCGCTTACTTCAGGAGGCAGATGAAAATCAGGATGCGATGCTAAGGCAGTGGCTATCTTAGCTTGATCACGAATAGCTGAAGGGTCTGCACCTTGCACTTGATTATCTTCAGCCCACTCAAGGTTGTTTTCTAAAAATGAAGGCCAGTTGTTGAGCGCCTGCTGAACCTGTGTAGTTAAAGATTTTTGCAGTGCGACTTGTCTGTTGTTTTGTTTAGTGAAAGCTGCGTGATCTCTGTCGTAGATTCTGTTCCAAAGGTCAGTCTGTGTTTGAACACCTCCCTCTTCTGAGAAGTCTGAGTCTTCTTTAAATATCTTTGTGCGTCCACCGTTCCCGTTGTCTCTGGTCATTGCCATGATACGGGTAAAGGCAGCTTCTAGGTTTACATCACTGTTGGGATCATCAGCTAACTCTAAAAGGACAGGCATGATTCCGTTGTCCATTACGTCAGTAGCAAAGGGAGTCCCTGCAGGAACCGCATGTCCTGCGTAACTAAGTGATGTGAACTTACGTAGGTCTCTAAAACCTGCTTCCCATTTGTCGCTAGGTTGCGAGAGTAGTGTCTTTAATTTGTTGCGGTAAGTAGTGTAAAATTCCCTGCGAATTCGGATGCCTTCTTGCGCTCGGTTGACCTCTGCAAATTTTTCAATATATGCATCTCGTCTGTTTATCCACGATTCTCCGTATCCTGTTTCAAAGTACCTACTTACTGCAGGGTCATCTGCTTCTCGTTTGGAAGGTCTGAAGTTGTCATCTATTAGTTGCCGTGCTGAATCAGCGAATTCATTTGTAGGTGACGTACGTGACAACGAAGTCATCATCTTCACAAAATCATCACTAGAGGCTAGTTTGTCTAAATCACGTACAGCCCAGTTGCTGCCTGAATTGATGAGTTCCTGACGGTACACTTCAGGATTGTTGTGCCAATCAAGACCTAGTTTTTTAAGGCGTTGTGCTGTAAGAATCTTGTTTTCTGTTACTGCCTTATCTATTTCTTCAAAGTAAGCCTTTGCTTCATCTGCATTCCTCTGTCTTTTTCGGTCATACATCGCATAGCCGAATGACTGCAGTGCTGGATTGACCTTACCCAAGGCTCTTGTGATTTGTTCTAGTCCACTAGGGCCAACAGGAGGGCCAGCAGCACCGACAACATTGGCACTACCTAACTGTGGTGTGGTTATCCTGCCTTGTCCTAATGTCTCTACATCAGGTGTTATTCTTTTAGCTGCCATTTCTTATTAAGGTTTGTCTGCTGTAGCTGCGTAATAGCTGCCTGCTGCTTGCAGTGAATCTCCTGCAAATTCCAAAACAGCAGCACCCACACTTGGCTGGTTAATAGGTCTGTAGTTAGACACAAGACGTGCTTTGGTAGCTTCCCGTGCCATTTCACGTTCTCTTCGGTATCTGTTAGCAGCTAGGTCTTCATTCAAAGACGCAGCGTGAAGCAATTCAGCCTCCTTGGCATCGTAGTCTGCAATGACAGCATCGTATGTGTTGCCTGAGACTCCGCTTTCTAGCATTGACGTACGTGCAAGTGACTGCGCTTGAGATGCACGCTTAATGATTGCACTGCGATCTCTACTAGCGCGTAGGTTGTCAGCATTCTGATTAGCCAGCGAGTTACTGAGGTTAAGTTTGTGCTGGTTAACCATAGATTCACCGACACGGCCTTGATAATCTTCAGTAGCTTTAGCGTTAGCCTTGGCTGACTGATAACCTGTGTATGCTTTTGCACCTGATACGGCTACTGACGATGCAAAGACTGCTGCTGGATTACACATACTTTCTAAATAATATGAATTTTCGTTGTTCTACTCCGTACTTGGGAATCTCTTGCACAAAGTCAAAGCCAAGCCACTCCAGCCATCTAAGATGAACTGTGTTACGTGCGTCAATGACATTGTACAATAGCCTATATTTTTCATGAAACTGTTCTAAAAAGTGTCTTGAGAATCGGAGGAAAGTTCTAGAGTGGGTAACGAGATCGTTAGTCCCGAGGAGCCAGACAAGAGCGCTTTCGGGATGGTCAGACTCACGTGTACCGAAGATTCCGATTGGTCTTCCGTCAGATAACGTAATGGTGTAGCAAGGACTTGAGGAGAGGATGCCATCTCCAAGCACTCGTACAGCAGACTCCCTTGTGAACGCAGCGATTTCACGTCTATCAGCGGGTCGCAGGTTTCTAGCAACTCGTCTTGCATCCAGTATTCGTGAGGGTCTAACATTTAATTCCTTGTAACTCTTAACCTCTCCATCGTGTTCCTCTGCCATAAGCAACTGCTTCGTAATCTATGCTGAGAAAATCAGACGGGTACGGTGTCCCGTTCTTTAGTTTTATCTGCAGCTTGTCGTGTTTTTCTTGTACGCCAAACTTGTACTGCCCATCTTGTAAATCCGCACTACCTGTCAGTAACGAATGTAAGGCATCGTTTGCGTAGGTGTTAGTCACAGTAACCTTGTTGGGGCTACTCATGTTAGGATTGTGAATGACGTCAACTTCAAATGATCTAGCGTTGGCGTACTCTATGATTCCTCTTTGTATCTGGTAGCGTCCTGACTCGGTGACTCTGTCGCTTTTCAGGTAGGGACGACTCATCGTGTACTCAAAGTCATACAATTCTCCTACAAAGAAATCAACAGAATTGTCATTCAAGGTGAGATCAGCCACAGTAAATGTTTTGTTACCTGTGGTTGAACTGGTGAATGGTTTAGAGTCTGTCGTCACTAGCCTTGTGTTGGCGGTGACATTGTAAGGCAGGGTAACTGTGTTGGCTGTCAGTCCTGCAGTTAGTTGGCTCTTGGACAACCTGCGATCCAGCAAGACTTCATAGTCCATTCCTGTGTCAACCTGATCATCTTCAAAGGTCAGCTTCTCAATGTACACCGTGCCTCCTCTTTTGATTATCAGGTACAGGATATTTTTAATAAATTCTATGCTGAGAATCTGTGAATTAGAATCACCTGTGGTGTACGTGAACCAAGCTGACTGCACCTTCTGACCGTTATTGGTAAAGTACTTGTAGACGTAGATTTTCCCTGATCCTGTGTCATCAGTCAGCACTGCCATGACATTTTCAGAAGAACAGGTAGTCATCTTAATGACGTTACCTTTGATGTACTTAGGAACGTGTGCCGTGATGTCCTGTGCTTCTAAGCTATCCAGTTGTTCCTTGGACAGGAAGTATTCAGCAACTCCTCCGAAGTTGGTACGAGGGAATGCAAAGAACACAGAGTTACCTGACAACACTGGCTTCACTCCTGTGTTTAGGAAGTCAGTAGTGGGTGTGACATTTACGGTCTTAGGAGATAAGTACTGTGACCCCTGCAGTGAAAACTGTTGGCTCCTGCTGAACAGAATCAAGCGGTCAGCGTAGGTCAATGCTGAATGCAGTGTAGATACTTTTTCAGACGACAGTGATACATCAATCGGTGCTGAATCCAGAAAGGAAGCAACCGTGTTCCTGAAGAAGTTAAAGTACTCACCAGCTTCACTAAGGATAACACTCTCGCCTGCGAGGAATCCTAGTCTGTTTTTAAACAGGAAGATGTCATTAATAAAGCTACCTACAAAAGAAGGAGTAGGGTTGGTGTACTTGTCTCCTGCTATGCGGTTGTTCCAACTGCAGTGTTTCAAACGAAACTCTTTAGACCCGTCAGACTTAAAGTTTCTCTGCAACATGACGGGGAGGGTTTCACTTACGACGCCTTTTGCTGTGTCAAAGCCTACACACTCTTCCCACCTTCCATGCCGAAGTTGTGATGAGTCAGCTTTGTCAGCTACAAATTGTAAGTAGTAATCGTCAGCCTGTTCACGTGCGTGACCAATGACACGAACTACATGGCCATGCCTGCATATTGAAGGTAGTTCTTCTTCTTCACTGACCTCAAAGTAAGTTAAGTCCAAGCCATCGCCGCCTAAGTCATCAGACACTTGTATTTCAAAAGGAACTCTTTGTGCATTCCTGATGGCAATGACATTTCCTAATTGAGTTACCTCCCACGTCAGGTTCTTTAAGGTCTGTCCTGTAGTACTGCTGAACTTGGTAAGAAACTTATCCTTGTTAAGGTCTTGGGAGAACTGCGTGTTGAGAGTGGTTGTAGGTATCCCTGACCCTGAAATTTGGTTTACAGTAACAGCAGCCCGATTAAACGTCAGTCCAATGGCTTCTTCCTTGTGGCTGGCGTTGTACACTTCTTGATCATCTTGAAGTGTTCTTCCGTCTGCACGTGACAACTTGCCTGTACCTCCTTGTACATGGTAGTTGCCTTCTATAATCAAAGCGTTGCTTCCTAGAACTTCTGCAATTCTTTCAGTTCCTATTGCTTTTTGATCTTCATCCTTTCCTGTCCACACTGGGGTTTTGTAAAAGAACTCACCATCAAACACTTTGTTATTGGCTCCACTTATTCGGGTTTGTGTAGCTGTGCCTGCACCTCCAGATGTGAATGAACGTCCTCTGTTTAAACGTGCAATAGGTGTAGAAGGCGACTGAAGTCCTTGGTTAACGTACTCTTTGTCGCGGCCTCCCCAAGCATCTAGCGACATACCGAAACTCCTGACAATATAATCAAGTCCTATTCTGTACTCTTTTCCGTTGTGTTCATACTTTTCAGTGTCCCCGTACTCTTCACGATTTACAGCGATGTCTGGACTCACTGTGTAACCTAGTTCTGAATCTAAAAAGTACCAGCTTTCTTGGGACACTGTTCCGCTGTTGAATCCAGCTTCATCAGCAGCTTTGCCTGTGTCATCACAAAGTACTATTTCCCACTCTTCACTTAACTGACCTGCCGCTTCTGCAAATGCATTCTTGACGTGACCTACAGTGGTCAAGTTGTCAGTCACCTTGCTGTTATTCTGCGCCCAGTAGAAGTTAACCCATATAAAAATCTGACCTGTACCTGAAGTGCTGTAGTGTAGTGCTACGAACTTTGTGTCAAGGTCTTGAGTTACTGTTCTTATGTCTCCTTCTACATTCTGTGTGTCGTCAAGCTGGAGACCTGCTTGTATTTTACGTAAGTCTTGTTTGGAACTCTCTAGGTACTTACCTCCTGATGTTGTGACGTCTCCTGCCAGTATGTCTTTGTATGAATTACCGAGACTAGCTTGGGAAGAGGCCAAGACTCCATCAGCGGTAAAAACCTCAATAGGGTCTCTTTCGTAGGCCCAGTTTTGCATCAGCCTAATCTGGTAGCTATTGAAGTGGCCTCCCTTTTTCTTAGCACGTACCTTACAGACAGGACGAGAAGTCACGTTAGCTCCTGTACTGCTGTTGCCATATAAAAGAACTGACGCTTCCTTGGCTGTTTCTCCAGAAGCTGCAGTAGACGTCCGCTCTACAGCATCAGCACCTACTTTGATCCTGTAGTACTTTCCGTAGTCTGCTGTTTTGACACGGATGAATGCTTCGTAATTTGGGATGTGTTCAGGGAAATCGTTCGCTTGTACTTCTCTTGTTTTGTTTACGATGAACGTAGAGTCTCCGATTGTTTTGGCCTTTAGTTCATCTGCAGGGTTGTTGACCTGAAGTAAGTAATTGTATGGGTTTCCAAAAGTGTTGTCAGCAACCACGGGATACGTAGTGCCTGATGTAAGGTCAGTGACATAAGGGCCAGTGCCTTTAGAACTACTGGTAGCACTGCAGGTTCCTCCGTCATCACCTACATATGCAAAGTCATTCGTCTCCCTGTAGTCGTTCTGACCAATGCTTCGGAACTTTGAAGTGTTCTTGGGGTTGGCCCAGTAGTATACAGTGAACGTGTCTCCTGAATTATTGGCGTCAGACCCTAAGCTATCAAACAACTCATCTATGCCTTCAGCTAATGTTATTTCAGTAGAAGAAACAGCAGTAACTATGGCTCTTGGATTGTTAGGGTTGCTACCTACTCGTATGAGGCTACCTACAGGAAGTGTGGTGACGTCAAATGATCCTGATGCTTTTGTCAGTACGTTACCATCTGCTGAAAACGTAGTCGCAGTAGAGTAAAAATCAATGTAGTCACTGATTGATTCCCCTTCTTCAAACCGCTTGGCATAATCTTCAATCTGAAGCAGTTGGTCACCGTCTACGCGATACCCAAAGTTAGTGGCAACTGCTGAAATGCTTTTAGGTTTCTTGAGCCAGAACTTAAAAGAGGTTTCATTAGACCGTAGGTTTGTGCCTCCCATTGTTTTGGCAGGCTGGCTCAACTCTACTAACTCACGTCCTCCTAAGATGTAAGCTGCAGTGCCTTGTAAATTCTTAATGTTGATGAAGTCACCAGTGGAAAACGAGTGTCCTGTTCCTGAATTAGGTGAACTGAAGCGAACCGTCAGTACGCCATCAACCCAAGACCCGTCTGCATTGCGAACAGATTCAATAAGCATCCCTGCTTTGTACTCATCACCTGCTGTTGAAGAACCTAGTTCTACTGACGTTAACTCAACGTGTCCCAGAGTTAAGTAATTGGTAGCTGTTGAAGTAGCTGTGGTTGTTTTCAGGATGAGCCAGCGGTTTGTACCGTCGCCTCCAGCAGAGTGGACATAGTATGTCTCACCCTCCTTTATGCCTGTGGGAAACCTGTCACCTAGTTCAACACGGGTAAACTGGACGGCATCATTTACTGTGAAAAGATCAGAGCCATTGGTGTACTTGAGTGAACCTGTGATTGTAGCTGCGTTACCCGCCCCGTCCCAATCTCTTGCTGTGGTTAGATCAACTCCGGTAATCCTAGTCTCTGTACCCTTGTTGACCACAATAGCATACTGTTCAGCATCATCCCTGTACATGAGATGCATGAAACTCTGTGTGCCTGTGGTGGCGTTGACTCCTATCTCGCTTATGTGCTTAGTAGGAGGACGTTTGACTAACCCTTTTATGTGAGAAGAGTAGCCATTGATTTGTTCAGACGCCTGTGAAGGATACCGTTGGGATTCAGTCTGTTGACTTACCCCTTGGTTTAGCGTTGCTGCAGCATTCTTAATTAACGGCATGTCTAACTTGTAGTAGTGTAAGAGATTGAAGACGAAGCATCTCTTGACACAGTGTAGTTAGACAATGGACTGTTAAATATGCTGTAGTCTGCGTTCTCTGATTCCCTGTGGATTAAATTCATTCTAGCCTCACGTTCTTCTAGTGCAGCCATTTGAACTAGTTGAGGGTCGCCTACGTGACGCTGTGCGAACACACGTGCAGCCTTTGTGGTTATGTACCTTCTAGCGTATTCAGGCAACGCAGTTTCCCCTGTATTTTCTGTGACTTCAAAAGGCAACAAGTAGGTCACGATGGCTTTTACATCATCTGTGAATTTGTAGCTGTTGCTTTTACGATCAAACAGAAACTTGCCTCTAGCTACAGGGTCAATGGATGAGTAGCTGTAGATAGATAAATCAATACCAAGGACATCAGTGGGAACACCGATTCTCTCAGCGTAAAAACTTTTAGTTACGGAAGGGTTGCCACTTAGTGTAGCGGCTTTGTCGGAAGTGACTGTAGTTACTGTGAAGTCTGTACCTCCGTTAGTCAGCTTCTCATTTTTAAATAAATAGTGTGGCGTGGTTGTTGTTATGTTGGCCCCACTGTTTGAGTGCGTAAAACTGACTGTCCCTTTAGCTAGTTCTACGTCGTGTATCTGATTAAAGTGCCAGCCTTCTGACTGAACTGCTTTGTCAATCTCCTCAAGAATTTTTTGGGCATCGTTAGCTTCGCCAGCGGAAGCCAGTGTGTTGATACGAGATTGACCTATGGTAGACAGCATCTGATTGACTGCCTCCAACTTACTTGTATTTGCACCGAATGCCATGATGTTAAAAAAAAGGGAACCCCCCGTATTTCAGAGGGGTTCCCAGTGAATTATACTAGCCTGAGGCTTCGTCTTGACGACCGTCAGACCAGACAACTACAGACTCAGGACGAAGCGCCCCGTGGCCCATGCTGTACTTGGATACCATCAGCGTACCTTGACGTTGAATCAAGTACTCTGACTCCATCGTCAAGTCCATCAACTTCAATGTACCGAAGCCACCCTTCTGGAACACGATGCCAGCCAGATCAGTGCAGTCTATCCTGTAATCATTAGCGGCTGTCGTGCCGAACTGATTAGCAGTACTGGTGAGATCAGTGCTAGGCAAGTGGTTGCTTACCAAGATGGTGATTCCAGCGACACGGGTAACCGTACCAGCAGCGATAGAACCTTCACCTCCGATGTCCTTATTGATCACACTCTTGATCACGTCAGACTCTGCCGAGTTGTTGATCAACTCATAGTACATGGCAGGTGTCATGATGCAGTAGCGATCAGACTGTGGAACGTCCTTCTCGTCCAACAAACGTGCAGACTCAAAGAGAGCGCGACGAATGTAGGCAGCTTTTGGATTTTGACGCAGCGCACGACCGTCATTCTGATTAGTAGCGTAAGCCACATCAGCAGGGGTTGCGTAAGCAGTGTTGGCCGTGTCAGCAGGGTTTGCATAAGCGTTAGAGCCGTTGTTGGCACGTTCTGCGTAAACAACAGAACCCTGTTTGGTCACATCAGCAATCAGTTCGTCTGAAGGTACAAGGCCGTTACCGTCATTGTCACCGTCATTTCCTGTCTTAGCGCCAGTTTTAACAGCAATGCCGAGGACATTCTTGTCAAACTGGTTAGCCAATGCCTCACCAAGTTGATGAGAGTAGGGAGCGCGTACATCAAAGTGAGATACTAACTCATCTATTGATGAAATGAAGGTAGAAGCCATCAACACTTTATCAATGTTAATGAGTACTTCAGTCTGCTTGAACGAATTCAACCCTCCATTAGCACCTAAACCCGCATCGGTGATATTTAGGATATCCGTGCCGGGAGTGTAATACCCAGCATTCGCTGTTCCGATTACAGGAAACTGCGCTGATTTACCTTTAGTGATCGTGCGGATCGTGTGAAGGGGTTTCATGATGTTCTTTTCATCAAAGACAGTCATGACTTCTCCTGCGAATTTCTTCAGGAAAAGACCTGCTACATCTGAACCCCACTTGTCTGAACCTAAGCGGCCCTGTATGTTTCCACTTCCTCCGTGGATGTTATCTAAAAACGCCATTGTATAACCTTTCTTTTATTATGTTACTAAACAACTTAACCATGACCACAGCACTCACTGCAGTCTAACTAACTAACAATCCCTCAGATTGCTTCCAAGTTGTCCGTCGTAACGGGCTATTCAGCTTCCCCTTCGGGTAAATTCAGTGGCCCTGCCATCCATCCTTCTGGTAGTGAGACCTTATTCCTACTAAGTTCCCACTTATCTCCATCCCAGACGTAGACACGGCCTTTGACATTCGGCCCTATGCGAACCAAGTTGTCATTCGGGTGAATGAAGACTACTTTTTTTCCACTTGTCAAGCATCCCGTTAACCCAAGCGTCCCGCAACTTGCGAGGAACAGCAGGGGCAACGGTAGCCGTGACAGGTTTCGCAGCATCATTCAGCAGGAGCTTTAGTATCTCCTTCAGTATTACTGTTATTATTTCCAGCATTTATCTGAACTTGTGCATCTAGTGCATGTTTCTTCAGAGTCAGCCGAGAACCAGTGTATCCCAGTGCTACCAAAGTGGCGGTTATTAAGCCTACGATCTTAGCCGCAAACTCATTGTCCTCCACCATGCCAGTGCTTGCGACAGCGCCTACGGCTACTGCGGCTAGACTCATCCAGAACTCAGTACTCTTGTACCCTGCTTTCTTTTCTACTTGTTGACTCATATCAAATTTCCTGAAGCAGCCAGACGTCTCTCCACGTAGTTATGAAACGCAGGGTCACCTGCTTTATACCGTGGGTCTTTCATGTCTTGCTTCATTTCATACGTAGAGGAATAACCTCCTTGTGCTTCTGCCTTACCTCCCTGCAGCAATCTCGGTTCTGCAGTCCCTCCTACTGCTGCAGTGTACTGTGCGTACATACCTCGGATAGCCATTGCAGCCATGTCAGTGCTGGCGTCTATAGCATCGTTAAAGGTCTCTACTTCATCTTCACTCAAATTCTCTGACATCCACTCAGTCATTCCTTTGTAGCTTTCCTCTCCTCCAGCTAAATTGAACAACTCATCAGCCTCCTGTTCTGCACGTACTGTTTGACCTGCAATGTAGTTGTCTACTAAATCACGGGACAATCCCTTCTTAGCTAAAGCATCATAAGTGGCATCACTCAAGCCGCCATTCTCATTGTACTCTGCTGTGTATTCGTCAAAGTCAGCCTCAGTAAGGAGGCCTTTCTCTTCCGCTTGCCTTGAAGACATCTTCTTTTCAAGATTGTCGTAGGCTTTAGCAAGTTCTTCAGCGCTGGAAAATTTATCTCGGAGCCACGAAGGTCTCTCTGTTGCCTCTTCCTCTTGCTGGGTTTCTTGCTGTACTGTTTCTTCTGATGCTTCCTGTAACGCTTCGTCAAGAATTTGTTCAGGTGCATCAGGGCCAGTGGGTTGGTCGGTTAGTGATACTCTCTCCATAAATTATTTTGCGTACTTGTAATGATCCATATTCTGTCGGCCTAGATGTTTGTGTTCAGGCCTGACTTTCTGTTTCTTACCTTTGTTAGCTTTGGCTTTCAGCGCTGACTTAACTTTAGATAAATAGTTCCTACGTTCAGCAGGACTCATCTGTTCCCCCGTCTTCACTGTCTTGGACATCTTGCCTGTATCTATGTCAGGTACAGCACGACGTTGTTCTACTTTCAGTGATTTTTTAGAACCAAAAGGAATGTTCCTTCCAAACTTTTTATACTTAGCTGGCATTGTTATTTCTTTCGCCGGTTACTCTCTAACCTTGCTGCTTCTTTGCGGTCACTCTTTTTAACTGCACGTTTTCGCTGGGATACCCTAGCTCTACTTTGTGGCAGTGAATAACCTCTCGCCCTTTGTGCAGCAGACATACCGTCGTACCTCTCCAGTTCAGCCTCGCGCTGGAGGTGCTTCCACTCGTCAGCGTTAGGTCTTTGTTTTTTAGGTTTAGGAGTGGCAGCTTTTCGGTTTGCGTGTAATTTTTTACGAACTTGCCTACGCCTTGAAGGAGAAGTCAGTGCTTTCTTAGCATCTGTTTTCTTTTTAGCAGCAACTTTGGAAGCGGCTTTAGCAGCGGCAGCTTTAGCAGCAGTTTTAATAGCAGCAGTTCCAGTTACTACACCTGCTGCAGTATCAGCAGCGATTAAGGCTTTAGCACCTAGTTCCTTGCGGCTTAATTTCTTGATCTCGTTCTCCCAAACTTTGCCTTCTTTGCGAAGACCTTCCATTTTAACCTTTAGCATACGCCTCCGGTTAGCCCGTTGTTTTTCTTTAGAGTCTGCCATTTTTATTTATTGTTGTTTGTGGTGACCTGCCTATACCAAGGCCAGTCTTCTTTGTTAGATTTCTTTTTCTTAGGACGAGTGCATCCACCCTTGCAGGTGTCGTCAAAACAATCTTTGTTCTTACACATTACTGTCCTTGCTGTGAGGCTGCTTGAGCCATCTGTTGAAATTGTTCTGGGTTATCTTGAGCCATCTTACCAGCAGCGTTGACTACGTTAGGAGCCACTTGACTCATCATCTGTTGCTGTTGTGCTTCTTGCTGTTCTTGTTGTATGTCCTCTTCAGTTTTGATCAAACCTTCAGTATCAATACCAAGTGAAGTGGCCCTTCGTTTCAGGTAGTCACTTATGTTTACGTAAGTAGAAAACTCAGGGCCAAGCAATTGACTCGCACCTGCTACAAACGAGTCCAGTTTGTTCAAGTCGTGACCCCTACCAAGTGCCTCAAGCCCCGTTACAATAGTCGTTTTGACGATTTTCTTGGGCAATTTAGGTAAGCGCCCCGACTTTGACATCCGATCCATCAGCCTGTTGACTAATGGTAACTGGAACTCTTGAGATAGAATGGAGTACACACCTCCAAGTACATCCTCTAGTTCCTGTGCCATGAAACGTATCTCTTCAGCAGTGACTCGTTCCCCTTGCCTCTGAATAGCTGTGTTCATTAAGAAGGCAAAGCCAAGTCGTTCTTTGATCTGACCTATAGTTTCTTGAGCCACTCGGAGGTCGGCAAATTTCTCCATCTGCAAGACCGTGACGTCCTGTGAGTTACCTTGCACAATAGCGCCGTTAGGACTATTAGCAAGAATGCGTGGGCGAGTTGTTCCATTTGGATTTACTAAGAATAATACTTTTGCTGCGGCTGCACTGGCCTCTACGATAGCACGTGTCAATCCTTCCAAGGACTGCAGGTCTCCCATGTACTCCTCAATGAACCCTCTACCATAGTCTTCATTTTCAATCCGACTATACCGGAGAGGAATCCACGGGTTCTTATCTAGTGCGTAGGTTCCCCCTGCCTCAGGCACTTCTTCGCCAGCAACCTCCTGTCTTACCACCCATTTTTTATCATCCCTATAAATAGCAGTGTACACCTCAACCGACTTCCTGTCGTGCGTTGTCTCCTCCTGTGTTTGTAGTACAGCTTTGACTGATTGAGGGAGTGTACTAGGAGACAGAGATTCACGTACAATAATAGACTGCACGTTTCCCATTGGGTCACGCTTGACTACGTACCTATCCAGATTGAACACTCTAAGTCCTCCCTTGTCTGGTACATATAAAAGCACATTACCTGCGATAAGCAGTTGCTTCAGTGCTTCAAACACTCCCACTCGGATAGCGCTAGTTTCTATTTCAGATTGTACGGCTCGTTCTATCTCAGCCAACCCTCGTTCCAATTCAGTTTTAAGGTTAGCATCCATAGAGTCAGCCTCCTCCTTCAAGGCGAACTTATCTATGACTAACCTGAAGAACGGTGAGTTAGGCGGCAGTAAAGCCAGCAGTAACTTAGAAGATAAATTGTTAACACCTCTCGCTCCTATGCTTTGGTAAGGTGTTTTGTAGTGAGTAGCTTCTGAATGTCCATCAGGTGGACACAGGAATGGAATCGTTAATTCGGAAGCGTCCCGCGCACGTCGGAGAAATGAATCTCTTTGTGCTTCGCAGGTTTGGTAGTAGTTTTTGAGAGAACCTTCGTTCATGTTTTATGTCAGCCTAGTTGTACACGCCTACTCCCCCTGAACTATTGTTAACTCCTGATGGAGGCGTGGGTTTGTTAACAACTAAAGCCTGACGGGACATGCCTCGTCTTCGTTTATTTTTACCAGAACCTACGTCCCTGCTAGGTTTCTTAGTGACCTGTGCAGTTTTCTTAGGCGGCTCTGGCTTCTTCATTAAAGCAGGCGGCGGTTGAATCTTAGGTGGCTTGACTCCCAAACACATTTTCTGTTTCCTCTCTAACGCTAATTAAAGTACGTACTACTTGTTGTTGACCCTGCTTTACCCTTATAGATTCAATGTCATCTTCCACATCAGGTAGCCTATCAGGGTACACAGCCTTCAACCAGATGATTAATTCCTCTGATACTGGAGGCAACTTCTCAGTAGCATAATTGACAGGAAGGTCAAGCGGCATTTTTTACAATCTCCAGTGCCTCTAGCATCTGTTTTACTGACGACTCCAGTTCAAGGCGGTCTTTGTCATTGTTCAACACGTAGTCAAACCCTCCGTATTCATTCAGGTCATTCTCGGAAGAGTGTCCGTCTACGCTTTCAGGGTATCCTGTCTCCCTCCTCTCTACTTTGACAAGAAAACCCCCTACACTTTTAACAAAGTCAGCCTCGTTTATGAACCTGCAGTCTGTGATAAACAGTACATCCAACTTAGCTTTGGCAACGATTGGCTTCATCTTTTCAATCCAATAGTCAGCCCCAAAGAAGTTACGCCTGAAGTCAGCACCCCAAACCTGAAGTAAACTTCGCAGTTGTTCTTTGTTTTTCTCTATAAAATCTACATTAAACCCAGTAATTTCAGCAATTTCATGCTTCAAAGGGTCTGCGAATGCCACTCTCCCTGCTTTTATCCCCTGCCTGAACAGCATATCCCCTGCTATTTGGTAGACAGTGTCTTTTCCTGATCGTTTTTTTCCCGATAGTCCTATGATTTTCATGGTTTCCAGTATGTTATTTCTTTGGTTACGGGATTGTAGTTCTCTACCCGTAAAATTCTAGCCAGTTGTGCTTGGGTCAGTGCGTCTGCAGCAGACAGTTCCTGCTGTTCGTAGGCTTCAAGGACACGATCCCATGTGGGACTCTCATTCAGTATCCTTTCAGCCCGTGTTGGCCCTATCGTAGGACAACCTGCGTACCCGTCAGTTGAATCTCCTACTAATGTTTGAAGCAAGTGGTTCCTGTCAGCCTGTTCTTCGGTCACCTGTTGGACGCCTAGTTCAGGTTTGTTAGGATTGAATAACTCACATGGTATTGTACGCATGTCCTTGTCGGAACTTACGATTACTTTGCGAGACCCCTTGCAGTACTCAGGATCAGTGGCCCAGATGCCTAGCAAATCGTCAGCTTCAAGGGGTTCAAGCACTTCAGCCTGCCATTCCTTGATTAAATGCTGCTTTAACTCATTGAGTGCCATAGGCTTACGACTTGATTTGCGTGAGTTCTTGTAAGTTGCGTCTATGTCTTTGCGGAAATTTTTTTGTCCCGTAAGTGCTATGATAATTGTCGTAGCTTTTAATAAGGAAGCAGTGCCTCTTATGTCTGAATCCATTTGCTGCTTGGCTTGTCGTGCGTCAGTCCACAGAGTCCAGATGTCATCACCCCAATCAGTAGCTACTTCGGAACCTGATGCGTGCTTGTATGCAAAGATATCACCGTCCAATAAAAGGGTCATTCCCATCAGTGTGTCTCCTTTAGTAGTTTGAAGTTGTTTTTGTAAGCATGGTACTTTTTATCAGCCCTGCCTACAGGAATGTTAATCATGTGTTTGTCCTTAGCTATGTCCCAAGGTATGACGTAGAAATCATTGGTAGGGATTACGTAGCCGATTAATATGGTGTAATTTCCCAGCGCATTCCTAGACCTGAAGCGGTAATAAGTGGTCTTCGTTCTGGGATGCGTCGTCAGGCTGTTGGTCGTCTTGACTTGGACTCGGTTGAGTACCCCGTGCCAATCAGTGATGAAATCATATCCTGTCGTAACTGTAGGTTGACTTACCGCAAATCCTAGTGTAAGAAGTTTGGTCTTCACTACTTGTTCCCCACATTCTCCGACAAACGAAGAGTCCGAGGCGTCATCAATGTGTTTCAGCCCAGTTTGATCCAATTTTAGACTCTCCATCAAGTGGACACCTAAATCCAAGGGTGATCCCTGATTGTTTGATTGCGCTAACTGCCTCAGAAGCCACAAGTCTACTCCACTCAGGCTGTGCTTCGCATTGGTATTCGTCATGCACATGTGCTACTAAACTCCATTCTCTGCCATGTACCAGCCCTTTGCTAGTCAGTGACTCATAAAGGTGAACGGTAGCTTGTTTCATGATTACAGCGCCTGCTGATTGAAGCAACGTGTTAAGCGCTGCGTGGCTCTGACGTATAACTAAGTCCCTACCATCTAACCCTTTGAGGTGATTCCTATATTCAAGCGTGTCATTAATGCAAGTCTTTAATTTAGCTAACGCTGGTAATCCTTTAAGGAACTTTGCTTTGATCTTCTTACCAGCAGCACGTCCTTTACCTATAACCTCTCCTATCTTGGCATCGCCTGCACCGTATAAGAAAGCGTAGATAAACCTCTTGGCTGCATCACGGTCAGGAAGGCCTGCAGCTTTTTGATTAACTGTATGAATGTCATCTTCAAGTAGCTTCTTGGTATACACGCCGTCATCGTAGCGTGCTAAGTAGTGTGCGAGACATCTAAGTTCTAACCCAGAGGCATCACAACCTATGAGAACCTTACCTTCGCTGGCGCGGAACAATGAGCGACACTCACGACCGTAAGGTGATCCAACGCGAGGCACTTGGGCTACGTTAGGATTGCTGTGGGTACACCGTCCCGTCACGGCTCCGTTAGTATTCACTCGGCCATGCATCCTGCCTTCTACCTCTAGTTTTAACCAAGCCTGTTTACCTTCAGCTAGCTGGCCCATGCGTTTGACTAGCAGCAAGTATTCATTGAGTAGTTCAACAGCACTTTGGTGTTTCTCATCAAGTTTGATCTTAGTGAGGATGCCTTCATCAATCTTAGGTTTACCTGCTGAAGTGAATTCACTTGGCTTCCATCCCAAGCGTTGCAGGCGGTCTCCTATGTGATCACGGCTGGCAGGATTAAAAGCCACTGACTTATACTTACGTGGCCCTTTAGTTATTTCCTTCTCCTTCCATCCCGCCTCTTTCGCAGCCTTCTTAGTAGGAAACAGATGTCCATCAGCAGCACAGAATAAGTGTGACTTCATAGGCAGCTTGTCGTCAGGAAACATGACCTTCAGTTCATCAGCTAACTCCATCTTACGTGTGGAGAGAGTGACGTACAATTTGCGTGCTTCATCCACGTCAAACCTGAACCCATTGCGCTCCATCCTCTGGATGCACCATGCGAAATCATGTTCCAAGTCCACGGCTTGTCGGTAATCGTACAGCCGAGTCCTGAATGAGTCGTACAAGGCTGCTGTAACTGAAACGTCTTGCCTGCAGTAGGTCAGCATTTCTACAGACCACTCATCAAAACCGTGTTCCTCTCCGAACTCACCTTTCAGTTCACCTAACCTGTACCCCCATGCTTTCAGCGAGTGTGATCCCGCTAGTCGCATAGGCATGTACTTCTTATTCTTAACTAAGGCCTCCCGATCTTCTTCACCTATGTCAGTGTTGAACAACCTGCTGGCTACCAACGTGTCAGTGACCTTGGGTAACTTGTCATAGTCCGCTAGTCCTAGTTGAACTAACGCAGGAATATCAAAGCCGATGATGTTGTGACCTATGATTTCATCGTACTTCATCAAGTGCTGGACACCTTGTGCAATGTCCTGTGAAGTGATGTCAAAGGTGAGTGTCTCTTCGGCATTTATATCCCTGATAACCAAGCACCATACTTTCGTACATGTATCTAGAAGGCCGTCAGTTTCAATGTCAAAAATCGCTCGTCTCATCGTCGTCTGTTTCAGGTTCAGCGGTTTCAGTTAACCTTCCTGTGTCCTCATTAAACTCAAGGAAACAGCCAACTCCGGTCTGACCAGACCAGCGGTTCTTCAACACCCTTACGGTTGTTATCTTGCCTTTCTCAACATCCTGCTGATCACGTTCAAGGCCGATGACCATGTCACTCAGTTGTGCTATGGCAGCACTGCCTCTCAGTTGAGCCAAGGTAGTGCGAGCGCCTTCTTCATGACCCTTGCCATCAGGACGCTTCAAATGCGACACGATGATAAGACTGAAGCCTAACTCTTCAACGAGTGATCTCAGCTTAGTCATTGTGTTATCAATCATGCGACGTTCA